ATCAGATTACTGGAAAGCTCCGCTCAACCTACTCCACTCCCCTCGACATGTGGCATTTAGCGCAGAAATTCACTGCGCTACCTACTCTCGGCGATACATTCATCAAGGAGGCCGTCCCGGTTTCCCGTATCATCGCCGTTGTCTCCGAACCGGAATTTGTGCTCGATGCCTACATCGACATCAAAGCCGTTCGTCCCATGCCGGTTTATTCAATCCCCGGCTTAACCTCGAGGATCTAAACCATGAAACCAAAAGATATACTCAAATCAAAGCGGACGTGGGGCTTAATTGCCCTCGTCGCGCTTCAAATATTCAAAATAAACGTACCCGATGAAGTCACGCAAATCATCCACACGATTTCTATGTAAATTCATGTTCTTCATCGATCGTTTTATGAGGAAAAAATAATATGCTAGGTGCAATACTAGGCGCAGGCGCAAGCCTGCTCGGCTCTATGTTCTCTGCCAAGTCAGCAAAAAAAACAAATCAAGCAAACATGCAACAGGCCGACGATCAAATGGCCTTCCAAGAACGCATGTCCTCAACTGCTCATCAACGCGAAGTCGCAGACTTAAAAGCTGCTGGCTTAAATCCAATCCTATCTGCCAATGCCGGGGCTTCTACACCCGGCGGAGCTATGGCCACTCTTCAAAATCCCTATGCTCAACTCCCGGACAATATCAATTCCGCACTCTCAACCACAATGAAAATGGCTCAATTCAAGCAGCAAATGGCTGTCGCAAAAAGCCAAGAAAAACTCAATAATTCTGCTGCCGATCAAGCGCAAGCAAGTGCGGATATTACACGCGGAGGATCATGGGGACTTTTTGGATCTAAAGGCCCTCTCACTCAAGTTACGGACGGATTCAAAAAATTAGAAACCAGTGCTAAATCCCTAGGAACATTCTCAAAATCAAACTCACTCAATCCAACAGAAAAAATCCAAATACTCCTAGGTAAAAAACACACTGCCAAACAATCCGAATTCTCTCGTAACCAAGATAAACAAATCCGCCTTAGACTTCAAAACCAAAAAGGATAAATCCCATGAACTACCGTCGCTCTACTGATCGCTCTACGGATAAAAAAGTCTTCCGCACTACCGTCGATCAGACCCATAAAATGAACACCCGCAAACCAATCAAACGCGGTGGCGTACGTCTCTAGATCATTCGTCCGTATCCTCGGACGAATCGGGCGACCTCGCCCAATAATTCTCTAAAGAATAACCCTCTATGGAGATCCTATGCCCTGTCATTTTCCACTCACCGCCTACAAAGGTCGAACTATCAATATTGAGACAGGAAAAAGGCCATTGGTTTTTAATACTCGTGACGGATACCACGACACTCAATTAAAAATTGCCTGCGGTCAATGCCGGGGCTGCCGGCGCGATCGCGCCAAACAATGGGCAGTTCGCTGCCTACACGAGGCCTCACAACATAAAAATAACTGCTTCATCACTCTCACATTCAACGAGAAATATCTAAATCCAACTGGTACACTAGTCAAAGAAGACTTCCAACTATTTATGAAACGGCTACGCCGTCAATATGTACCAAAATGCCCATATAAAAAGGGAACCGAAGATGCCAAACAATGGATCGCAGATCATGGAATCTCCTACTATCACTGTGGCGAATACGGATCCATTTATAATCGTCCTCATCATCACGCTTGCCTTTTTAATCATACTTTTACGGACAAAACTCTTTGGAAAGATACAGGCAACGTTAAACTTTACCGATCACCCTCCCTTGAAAAGCTTTGGGCTGATCCTCTTACTGGTGAGTCTTATGGTTACAGCACTATTGGCGATGTAACTTATGACTCTGCTGCTTATGTAGCCGGCTACATTCACAAAAAACTAAACGGATCCAAAGCTCCCGACCACTACCAAGGACGACTCCCGGAGTACGCTACAATGTCCCGAAGGCCTGCAATCGGGCTTCGGTGGTTCGAAAAATACTCTGACGATATAGTCCGTCAAAAAGGCCTAATCCTCCCCGGAGGCTTTAACCACAAAGTACCCAAATACTACGATCGTAGATTCGAGTTGACAAATCCGGACTCCTATGCTCAAATAAAAGCCGAACGGATCCAACGCGTTCGTGCTGAAACTGACAACGACGAAAGGAGACTATATGTAAAATCCCAAGTCGAAGACGCTAAATTCGCTCTCAAATCTCGTCCGTTAGAGTAACTCCAACTATATATCTTATGTAATAGTCGGACCGAGGAGAGAGCAAGAGGGAAAACCCTCAAAAAGTGCCTCGAATGTTAAAAGTCAGATACTTATGTAAAAAAAGAAAAGGTCAAAAAAATGAAAATGTCCGCCTTCTCGATCCGCGACGAAACAGCTCAAGCCTTCATGCAGCCCTTCTATTTCAACTACAAAGGCCAAGCCTCTCGCACTCTCGAAGATCTACTCAAGGAACGCGACAACCCTATCGCTAAACATCCCGAAGATTACTCGCTCTATCATCTCGGCTACTTCGATCCGCACACTGGCGCACTCGAACGCCTCAACACTCCCGAACTAATCTGCCACGCAACCGACTTCCAACCCGTAGGAGCCTAAAAATGGGAAAACTTCCTATCATTCGCACCGCTTACGATGATCTCCAAGCAACCGCCGATCCCGGCGTTAAATGCACGAAAGAAGAATCCAAAACCATCCAAGCACATAAGGAATATTGCGACATTGATAAACAAATTATGCTCGCAGGCGCAGGCCATATATTGCTCGGTAATGCGAAAACCCCTGTTTACGCTGACGTTTCGGAACTCCCCAAGGATATCCATTCTCATTTCCAAGCCGTTAAACAATTCGAAGCTGACTTCATGCAGCACACGCCGGAAGTTCGACTCCGCTTCGATAACAACCCGGCTAAAATGGCCGAATTTCTCGTTAATCCGGCCAACATGGAAGAAAGTTACAACCTCGGGCTGCGCGTAAGGCCGGTTAAATCACCGGCTGAACAGGAAGCAGAAAGAACGGAAGCTGCCAAGAAAGGCGCTTCGGGGGCCTCGGCCTAGCCGGGGGCGGTGGGACAGTATGTTACTCGATATATACTGTCCCACTGACACCAAAGCAAACAAAATGCCCAAAATTATTAAAAAATTCCGGTTAAAAAAACCAATGTATGGCGAAGTAATCAGTCATAAAACCGGAAAAAAATATTCGTCCGAATACGAAATGATAAAAAAGGAGCGCCCAAATGAATAACCCCTCGACTATGACTCACGAATTCTCAAACGTCCCGGACATCCGGACGCAACGCTCTGTATTCGATCGCTCCCAAACTTACAAATCCATGTTCAACTCCGGGGATCTTATCCCCTTCCTCGCCGAAGAAGTCCTCCCCGGCGATACCTTCAAAGCCAAAGCAAATCTCCTTATCCGCATGCCGTCGGCTCTCGTACGGCCCGTGATGGACAATTTATTTGTCGATACTTTCTATTTCTGGGTTCCAAATAGAATTTTGTGGAATAACTGGCGCAAATTCTGTGGCGAACAAGCCAACCCCGGCGACTCAATCGCCTACACCGTCCCGGTGTTTACGGCCTTCAACCCTACGGCCGAATCTCTCTCCGACTATCTCGGAATACCGCCTCTTAGCGGTGGCGCAACTGTCGCCCCTATCTCGCTATTTCACCGCGCCTACAACATGATTTACAACGAATGGTTCCGGGATCAGAACCTCCAAAATTCAATCACCGTCGACCTTGGCGACGGACCGGATACAATCGCTGATTACACCGTCCGCAAGCGCGGAAAACGGCATGATTATTTCACTTCATGCCTCCCTTGGACTCAAAAAGGAACTGCCCAATCAATCTCAATCGGTTCAACCGCACCGGTTATCGGTATCGGATCAGTCACTCGCTCCGCACCGTATACCAACGGCAACGTCTACGAAACCGGAAAAGGTGCTACCACGACCAATTACCCATTCTTCAAACAAACTATCGGCACAATCACGGATAATGACTTCTACGTCAAACACTCCGCAGCGTCGAACGGAAATCCGGAAATCTACGCCGATCTCTCATCTGCTGCCGGTGTCACAATCAACAACCTCCGACAGGCACTTCAAATCCAAGAACTCCTCGAAAGAGACGCTCGGGGTGGAACACGCTTCCCGGAAATCATGCGCTCTCAATTCGGGGTCGACTTTCCCGACATGACATACCGCCCGGAATTCCTCGGTGGTCGTCGTACTCCAATCATGATCTCTGAGGTCGAACAGACCTCCGCAACCTCCGGTCAACCGACCGGCCTCGGCAACCTCG